GAGAGCACGTTGATATGATTGTTCATATAGTTGCAGCATTTCCGCTGGTCCCTTCAAGAATTTGAAGGCTTCTGCAAGACATCCATAAAGCAATAGTGCTGGTGCATTATTACCCAACCAAGAGGTTGTGTTACTACTAGACAGTCTTGTTGGTAATCTAGTAATTCCTAGTTCCACGTTATACGCTGAATCCGGCGTTGGCGCAACATAAATCGAGTTGTGATCCCACCAAGCCCAATATCTAGGTGTTCCTGTAGATGTTCGGTCTGGCCAATATTCATTCATATAACTAATATCTCGTTGTTCCAAAAATGTCCTTGTTGGTGTTCCAGATGCAGGATAAATTTGAAATGTTCTAACTGTACCAAGTGATGTTGGTGTAGGCGTCGTTCCTCCTGGTAGTGATAAGAAAGGACTACTTGATACGAGATTAGCTGTTTGATGTGATTTAAAAACGTCTAAATCAATATCTCTAAATATTCTATTTTCTGTGTGTTCAATAAAATCATTTGTAATAGTTGAAGATAACACATCTGTGCTTACTTCTGTGTAATTTAAAATTTGTGTTGTTAATTCTGCGTATGTTGTCATGATGTGCTCACTGTAACTGTTCCAACGGTTAAACCAACCATTGGTGATTTTTTACTAGAAACTTGCATACTATTATTATATTCAAAAAAACCTGCACCACCAACAAAAACTGTTAAAGGTTCTACGCGCGCGGGACGCGCATCTTTTAGACTTTGTGCATCTGGTCTATGTTTTTGTCTTTCCAATTGTGGGTGTTTAGCTTCAAACTCAGATTTATGAACTAGAGAACCATTCCATTCTTTAACCATTTCGTTATAAGGAAATTCCATTCCACTACGATCAGATATTGCTTTTGCGTATTTACCTGCCGCGTGTGCCATTAGATAACTCCTCTTTCTGGCGTAGCAAAGAAACTGGAACGTGGTCTATCTTCTTCAGAAGCACGTTGCCATTCTTCTTCATACAATTGTTTTAGTAAAGGTGTTCTCTCTGGTGCTTTTTTTACTGATGTATAGTAAGCCAAACCAGAAGTTAAACACGGTAAAAATCTTGTAGGTACTTCTAATTCATTTTCATAATTACCAGCATCTTGTATTTTAGTTAATCCCCAATACTTAAAAGTATGAGCCGCATCTGGTGTTGGATATAAATACAATGTTGGAGTAGAAGCTCCTCTTTGTAAAAAATATTGTACAGGTGTGCCTTCTGAAGATTTAGTAGATATATTTAAATATTCCGCACGACTAATACGATCAACTTCTATATCAGTTGTTGTATCAGTTGTTGTATATAAAACAGCTTCTAATATATCAATAAGATCAGAATCTAAAGTATAACTACTTGTACTTGCTGTTAATGTTTTTGTACGAAGCTCAACCGTCCAAAGATTAATACCTCTGTTAGCCCATTCAGCCAACATAATATTAAGTGAACGTCTTGCACTTTTTAAATCGTAACCAGATCTAGAATTAATGCCACATCTTTCAAATGCTTCCTCTATGACTTGATCTACATCTAAGTTGAAAGTATTGGTACTTGACGTTGCCATTACTTACCTACTTTTCTCATTGCCTTTTTGTGCGCTTGTGTAAAAGTTTTACCTTTTTTCATAGCTTTTTTCATAGCAGCCATATGCTTTTTTGTATGATGTTTAGAATGTTTTTTCATCGTCTTTTTTTGACGACCTGTTAATTGTTTAGGCATTGAAGACCTCCTAATCATTATTAATAGATTTTTTGGAATTCTGCAATAACTGTGTACATATTACCAGAGTCCGCGGCACCCGGTACAACAAGATTAACATCACTTTCATTACTGTTACTAGATTTATCTGCTGGTATACCACCAAATTCTCTAAAGTCCCAATATCCTGTTCCTGTTAAACCTATTATAGGAATATCTCCATCTGAATCTTCTTCATCTAAACGTGCATAAGAGTCTCCTCCATCGCCACCTTGACAAGAAAACCAAACTCTAAGTAGTCCTAAGTGTGCTACAGAAGTTCCATCAGCTCTAGCTGCCAATGCTGACACATCGCCAAAAACTGTTGTTGCTCCTGTTCCATCTGATTGATTAACTATTTTAATTACGACGCGATTGTCATTTTGTTGTAGGATAGTCGGTCCTGTTACTGTATCTGCCATGTTCCCTCCTTAATTAAGAACTGTGGGGCCGAAGCCCCACTATATTATTTAATTATCTGCGAATGCAGGTGCGTCAGCGCCTTCTGTAAAGCCCCAAATCAGCCAGTTAGTACTATCTTTAGCCATAATGTTAATCTCCATACCACCAAAATCTGTAAGAGTTAGTTTTGAGTTAGAGTTTCCATCAGCATAAATAGTTACGTTATCAGCATTTGAATCACAATGAACAACACCGCCAATGAAGTAATTAGCATCAGCTCCTGTATCAAAGATAATGTTTTCTGCTTCTTCTGCAGCTCCACCATAAATAAATTTAAAGTGTGAGCCAGCAACCGGTGATGGTAGCGTAATTGTTCTGTTTGCTGTAATAGCTGGGACTACAATTAGTCTTCCACTATGTGTAGCATTAGTGAGAGTTGTATCCTCATCTCCCAATGTAACTGGTCCATCACCCATGGTGATGATTTCAGTAATCGCTCCAGTAGTAGCGTTTTTACTTACTGTTTTTATAGTATCTTCAGATCTTATTGGACCTGAAAAAGTTGATTTAGCCATTTTATTCTCCGTAGTTAAATTATATCATCTCTTCTACGATTGTCTGCTAGGACAGTTGATATAATTAATTATTCCTAGTTGTAATGTGGGGGACAAAGCCCCCACAAGTCAAGAGTGTATTATGCTCCTGGAGAACCGAAAATACCTCTCCAGTCAGAGAACCCAAATGAGTATCTCTCTCTAGCTTTGTATTTAACGTTTCCAGTTTCAAAATCACCTTCCATTTTAGTGGAAATTGGTGCTCTTTGGAAATGTTTTAATCCGTTAGGAGCATCTGTTTTAATAAAGAATGCATCTGTATCAGTTAAGTAGTTATTAACTACATAACCTTGAGGAATCATTCCCATGCTACCAACAGCGTTAATATCGTTATCACCTGTTCCAACTCTTTGACCAGATTTCATCAATCTTTCAGCAGTGAATTGAAGATTAACTGGAATAATCATTTTTGTACCGTTAAGAGCAACTTTTAGTCCTCTATCATCAGTAATTCCAGCAATATCAATTAAAGCTTGCTCTAAAGATGTTTCATTTAGGTCAGCAGCAGTTGATAGTTCGTTTTTGATGTTTCCGCCAGTTGTTGGGTGAGCAGTAGAAAATAATTCTACGCCGTCTCCACCTGTGTAAGAACTGTCAAAACCGTTATTTAAAACGTTTGCAGCTTTTACTTGTTTAGCGTTACTCATTGAACGAGCTAATGCTTTGGTGTAACGAGAACTGATTTTATCGTAAAGGTTATCCTCTACTGCTTCCTCAGTAATCGCAAAAGCAAGTGCTATAGTTTCGTGAGTGTATCTCGCAGTGAAAGACTCAGTAGCATCATCAAAGTTAACTGATGTTCCTTCTGGTTTTACTTGCGCTGTACCGAAACCGGATAGCATTACTTCTTCTTCAAACGCACGATCAGAAGTTTCTGTATCAAAAATTTCTGTGTGCTGATTTTCGTATCGGTCATACTCTAACCCAAACAAAGCGTTAAGGCCAGGTTCAAGTTCTTTGACCAGTTGTGATCTAGAAATCGCCATATTATTCTCCTATTACGCTAATGCTGTAGTTAGTAAGAAAGTATGTTCGCCAGTATTCGGAACAACGTAAGCGTTGCAGTTAGCAGCGCTAGTATCACTATTGTTCGGATCTTTTGAAATACCAATCTGTTTGAATTGTCCAGATGTCGTAACTGTAGAAGTATCTAACTCTTGAGTTGATCTTCCAGTAGTAGTGCTTCCGCCTGTTCCTGTAAAATCAAAACCGCCGAAATTCATCGCCGCTGTTCCAGTTCCATCATGTTGGACTTCGAAGACGATCCTTGGGTCGTCGTAAATATAAGCCACTATATCAGAAGCATTTGTGCTTGCTGGATAATAGTTACTAAAAGTTGGCTTACTTGTGGTTGGATCAGTGTAAAAACATCCACCAAATACGCCTAAAACTACGTTACCTGCTGCTGCGGCTTCAACACCACCTGCAGTTACGGCAATAACACATTGACCATGATAGATCGCTGTTCCATAGTTTGCAGCAATTGAGTATTCGTTTGTACGGATTTCTCCACCACTCAGATGTCTAACGGGTCTAAACCCGAAAGCTGCGTCTTTATTTGCCATCGTTGTGTCCTTTTTTAAAGGGTTATTAATTTTAATTCGATGGACAAAAGAGCTAAAAAATTAGTTCTTTCGGTTACCACCGAAGGTTACACGAGATTGCCTGTCTGGTTTAGAGACCGGCATACTGGGATGTTGTTCCTTTAATAAATCGTTTGCGATCGCTTCTTCCTTATCTCGGGTTTGTTGCCTAAAATAAGCCATACGTTCTTCAACGATTTCTTCTGGGATCTTAGCCAGTAATAAACCACCAACTCCTATTACACCTTGGTACTTACCTTCCTGTATTGTCGGATATTGATCGCCGGAATCTGATCTTACAAGTTCAAATCCTTCTCTTAATCGAGCATTTAGATTTTTATTATCTACTTGCCCTAAAGTTTCAGCGCGTATCCACCTATATTTGTACCCATCGGGTGCAGGAGGTGCGTCAAGGGATGACGGGGGTGCCCATGGTTTCCTACGAGTCGTTTTCTCGCGGGATTGAGCAGCGCGTGGAGTCTTCTTTTCGTCTATTTTATTCATATGCCTACTCCTTCACGTATTTCGCATATTCTTCAAGTGGCACACCTAATTTTTTAGCAATCGCTACTTGAGATGGCGTGAGTCTCACTGTTTTGCGCCCAGATCTTGTGGTCCTATTTGCAGAGGCAACAGTTTGAGCGGGTTTGTTGCTTCCTTGGACTTCTCCTCCCTCATTAAATTTATGAGGAAACTCGTTTCGAAGCCTTTTGTCAATTTCTTCGTAGTATTCATCGGTCGTAGGATTATATCCTTCTTCCTCCACAAGTTTCTTGTGAATACCAAACGAAGCATATGTCATAGCTTCATCTTTACCAAACCACTCATTTTTTTCCGCCCATGCTTCCGCTTTTGGGTCCGGTGGAGCAGCTTTTGGTTGTTGTACATTACTTTGTACAGGTTGTTGTATTGTCTGTCCAGCATTTTCTTGAG